CAGAAAAAGAAGCCATGAAAGGCACTATGTCCACAACCACTGCTACTAGTACAGCGGGTGGTCTTTCTTCAGTAGATTATACAGAAACTGCAAAGTATTTACCTTTACCAGATACCATTATAGGAGTTAACAAAGTATTTAAAATGGACTCATCAACCATATCGGCTGGTATGTTCAATCTTAAATATCAAATCTTCCTTAATGATTTATACTACTACGGAGCAATCGATTTACTCAATTATAGTATGACAAAATCATATCTAGAGACTCTTGATTACATGCTTAATCCAGACGTTCAGATAAGATTCAATAAAAAGAATAGTAGACTATACATGGATATCAATATAAATGAACTCACTAATGATCATTTTATAATCATTGATTGCTTTAGGATTGTTGATCCTCAAGGTGAAACTGCTGTCTACAATGATCACTGGCTTAAACAGTATACCACATCTTTAATAAAAAAACAATGGGGACAGAACCTCATTAAGTTTACTGGTGTAAAATTGCCTGGCGGATTAGAACTTAATGGTAGACAGATATATGACGATGCGGTCTTGGAGTTAGAGAAACTCGATGAGAAACTAATGCAAGAATATGCAATGCCACCACTAGACTTTGTTGGATAATGCCTTTATCACCCTTCTTTTTAAATGGATCTCCAAGTGAACAAAGACTAGTTCAAGACTTGGTGAACGAACACTTACAGTTGTTTGGACAGGATGTTCTGTATCTTCCGAGAAAAATTGTTAACAGGAATACTGTTATTAGAGAAATTACTGCATCCAAATTCGATGATAGTTTCAGATTAGAGGCATACCTCGTCAACGTTGATGGGTATGGCACACCATCGGATGTTTTAACTAAGTTTGGTGTTCGTGCAACAGATGAGGTAACTCTTGTTGTATCTAAAGAAAGATATGATGACTTCATAACTCCCTTCATAAAATCTTTTCCAGCTGAGGAAAGATTAAACGCAGCAACTCCAAATGAAGGAGATCTAATTTACTTACCTTTAGATAATACTTTATTTGAAATTAAGTACATTGAAAGAAAAGTTCCATACTACCAAGTCAATGACTTGTTTATGTATGAGTTTAGATGTGAGATCTTTGAGCCTGAAGATGAAGTTGTTGATTTACCTGATGGACTAACAGATAAAGAAGGTGTAGAAGTTGATGATATTGTTGGTTCAACTAGTGGACAAGTTGTTACTTTACAAATGGAGAAAGATACATCTCAAAATGCAGTGGCATATGTATCTCTTGCATCTACGTTTGCTGGAGTGAAATCTGTGCAACGTGTTCCAATGTTTGATGGAGGTAACTATAGAGGAACTCCTAATGTAGAAATATTCAAGCCTAATCAAGGCAATAGAGCAACTGGTACTGTGACTGTTGCAGAGGGAGGTATCGATACCATAACTCTAACAAATAGTGGATCTAATTATTTAAGTGTGCCTTCTGTAAGTTTTACACCACCAAATAAAACTACGTCATCTCAAATAAAGTTTGGAAACAATTCTCTACATCATACTGCAATTACTGATGTAATAGGTGCAAATTTCAACTTTACAAGTAATGTAGATTCTAGAGACAGTGGTAATGGTAGACTAGTATTGAGTTTCTGGTTATATCCAACTAAGTTTGATCCAGCAACAAATGGTGGAACTGTAATGTGGACTGATAGATTCAAGATATATTACAGAGAAACAGGTAACATAGTGTTTGCCTCTGGTTCTGGATCTATAGAAAATACTACACAACTCAATCTAAATGCTTGGAACTTTATAAGGGTAGAACAATATAATACTGACGCAACTATATCTGTAAATGGAACTGTAAGTAACAGTCTTAACACAGCAAACCCAATTATGTTCTTTACTGGTGATCTCCTGAAGTTAGGTGCTGATGCTTCAGGACAAGGTTTCATTCCATCTCAGACTGCATCATGGGAAGGTTTCTTAGATCATATCACTCTTAACCTTACTGGTGATAACTCTACTAGAAATGTTAGTGCCACACAGGTTCCTAGTTCAGAAACATCTCAAGAGACTGATGCTCAAACATTAACCACTGCATCATTTATTCGTAAGTTAGACAATGAACAACCAATAGTCACATGCACAACTAACGCAGCGAGAGAAGTATCTGCGTTGAATATAACATATGAAGGATGGGGTTACACTTCAGTTCCTATTATGACTATTGAACAACCATCAATAGGAACTCAAGCGACTGGTGTTGCCATTATGACAAGTAGAACTGGTGTTCCAAATATGTCTGTTGATAGAATACTATTAACAAATCCAGGCACAGGATATACTACACCACCACAAGTTGTATTCACTAGTGGATCTCCAACATCTGTAGCTATTGCTACTGCTGTAATTTCAGAGGCTGTATTAGGGCCTGTAGGAATCACTACTGGTGGACTTGGTTATAGTTTTATACCTACTGTTGGAATTACATCTGTCTATATACAACAATCCAACGAGACAATACCTTTATTGATGAACGCACAGGCAGAGGCGGTTGCAGTTGGAGGTACTGTTTCAGTAATTAGATATAGTAATGCTGGTGCTGGTTATACTAACACCGCCGCTGTTGTATCAATATCTTCTGTTACATCTAATTCGTTTGGCGAATTTACCTCAAACGAAATAATTAAAGGTGTTTCTAGTGGCACGAGTGCATATGTCTCTCATTGGAATACGGCAGACAATATTCTTAAAGTCTCAATACCTAATGGAAGTTTCCAAGTAGGTGAAGTTGTTGTAGGTGCTGCAGCAAGTTACAGAATCTTATCCGTAGACTCTGACTTTAATATTGCCTTCGCTGGAAATGATGAAATAGAGGCAGAGGCAGACACAATTATAGACTTTTCGGAAACAAACCCTTTTGGTGAGTTCTAAATACTATTATAAGGTGGTAATATTATGTTAACCAATCACTTCTATCATGAGATCATTCGTAAGACAATCGTGTCTTTCGGAACCTTGTTTAATAACATTGAGATCCAACACACGGACAATAGTGGCAAAACGATAAGTGTCATTAAGGTTCCCATATCTTATGGCCCACAACAGAAATTTCTAGCAAGAGTAGAACAGGGTAGAGATTATCAAGATGGTGTAGGTACTACACTTAGTTTACCTAGGATGTCTTTTGAAGTCATGGGTATGAATTATGATGCAACTAGGAAAGTATCTACAATGCAGACTTTTAAGTCTGTCAATAAAAAAACCAACAAATTGGTTAAGGCATTCATGCCTGTTCCGTACAATATTAATATGCAACTTAGTATTATAGCTAAGTTGAACGAGGATGCAATACAAATATTAGAACAAATACTACCATATTTTCAACCAGCATTTAATTTGACAGTAGACTTGGCTGATGTTATTGGAGAGAAAAGAGATATGCCAATTACATTAGAAGGCATACAGATGGAAGATAATTACGAAGATGATTATCTCACAAGGAGAGCATTGATATACACTATGAATTTTGTATGCAAAACATATCTATTTGGGCCAATTAATAATAGTACTGAGGGAACTTCTGGACTAATCAAACAGGTACAGGCAGACTACTATACTGACACTTCATCTGTCAAAACTGCACCTAGACAACAAAGATATAGTGCTGTCCCTGCTGCAGTTAAGGATTATAACCAAGATGGTGCCGCAAAAACAACAGAGTCATTTGATACAATCAAAACTGAATTTAATGTCAATACTGCCATTGCATTTAGAAAAGGTGATTATATTCAAATAGACGAAGAGAAAATGTTAATTAGTTCTATAACAAACAATAGACTAAAAGTAAAGAGAGCTCAATATGGAAGTACTGTCAAACCACATGATACTGATGTGTTCATACATAGAATTACAGTACAGGATGACGCTCAGATTCTAGAAGGTGATGATTTTGGATTTGGTGAAACTCGTACCGACTTTGGTGATGGCGGAATTTGGAGTAGTAGTCAAGGGAGGGACTCTGACTTATGATTGAAGATGAAACGTTCAATGAAATAGATGATACTCTAGACATCGATAGAGGTGCGGAGATTATGAAAGCACCTGCAAATAAACCTACAAGAACTAGTCCTAGTAATCTAAAGTCAGGTAAAGAAGATGTCACAAAAGACTATGAGTATAGTAGAGCTCAGTTATATTCTTTAGTTGAAAAGGGCCAAGAGGCAGTTGATGGTGCTTTGGATGTTGCACAACAATCGGATTCTGCGAGAGCATATGAAGTTGCTGGACAATTAATTAAACATGTTGCAGATACAGCAGACAAACTCATAGATTTGCAAAAGAAAATGAAAGATATTGACGAGGTAAAAGATAGTAAAACAACCAATGTCACTAACAATTCTTTATTTGTAGGAAGCACATCGGATTTACAAAAGATGCTCAAAGAAACTATGAAGAAGAATAAATAATAGTATGAAAAGATTCAGAACACTAAGAGAAGAAAACTGGGATAGACTGAATAAGTATGGTGCAACATATACCATTACATTCATATTCAGAGGACAAACCAAAATGCTTCAAATGTTTTTTCCTCAAAGGGCAAGACCATTGAAGAGAAATGTTCAATATGAATTGGAAAAAATATATCCAGGCGGTAAAGTAATATATTTTATGCCTAGTGAAAAAGACCCAACAAAACCTTTATTAGTCATTGACCCATAATAAATCATGGTTGATCATAATGTATACCTTGGAAATCCTAATCTAAAGAAAGCAAACGTTGCTCAGAACTTTACTAAGAAACAAGTTACTGAGTTCTTAAAGTGTGCTCAAGACCCTGTGTATTTTGCACAGAAGTATGTGAAGATCATCAACTTGGATGAAGGTCTAGTACCATTCAAGATGTATGACTTCCAAGAGAAGTTAGTTAACAATTTCCATAATAATAGATTTAATATATGTAAGAT